CTCAGGGGAGCCCCGGAGGGGTGGAAGGGAAGGAAGACAGGTTTAGGTGCTGGTCACATGGACGATGCGGACTTCGCCCGCGTTGGCCGTGTCCCACACAATGTCGATCTCGAACTGGCCGTACCAGGCAATCGACTTGATACGTCCATAGTCATCGGGCTGGCCAGGTACGATGGTGGGTGTGAGAGACTCGACTAAGACCGTGGCCTCTTCACCAAACACGACGCCTTCGCCCAGGACTGCGCCTGTGCCGAGGCCGGTGTTGAGACCAACACCGGAGACGGAGGAACCGCCGTGGTTCTCCTCGATTAAGCGGATCGACTCAATCGTGCCAACCTCGTGGTTGTACTTGGCCTGCGGGTCAGTGTATTGATGCCAGCTTGCTACCTACAGTCGCCTGTAGGAGTGGACTATACCTTCATCCCACCTGGAGCGGTTGGGATGCTGTACGTTGAAGTCTCTGGAGGTTAAAGTTACAGCGCTTTAACTGTGCGAGTTCTGCTTGCGCTGCTTCGGCAATCTCGGTGAACCCAGGGATCGAGCGGGTATGGTACCCCTGATCCTCGCGCCACACGATAAAGCTCAACAGACAGTCTGCTTGGTCACGCTTTGCAGAGAGATACGGCAAGACCAACTCAAGTGCTTTTGCAGTGCTTCCCATACCAGTCGTAAGAATAACGAGTGTATCGCGTTTTCCGTTGCGGCGGTTGAACTGAAAAGCAAACTTGATACCATGCCTACTCCAAATCTGACTGATTCGCTGGATCATGCGAGGGTCGGTGTTCTCAACCACTACCTTTGCATAGTAGCGACTCTCGTTCTTGACGAGCTGCAAACAACCTTCTCCGTCGATGATGCCGGCTAACCAGGCCCTGTCTGTTACTTCTTCCCTGCTGATTGACTCTAACACTACGCTTTTCCTCTGTGGGGGTAGGGTCTCAGGCGAGTTGTTCCAGCACTTGGTACAGTTGTTCTTGTAGCGACTTACGCCGCTAGGGAGCCCTGGCTCACAACTTCGTAGTCGTTTGCGGTGTTAAGCTCCCAGTCGGCATCATTCATGATTCCCCGAATACCCAGGGTGCGGAAGATGCCAATGTAGTTGCCATCGCGCATGGGGGCCTTGTACGTGTCGTACAGGAGGTCGCGGATCGCCCCCAGGTGGTACACATTGATGTTAGCCAGAGCGGAGGTCGGGGCCGTGCCGTTGGTAGAGGTGGAGTAACTGGCTGCGCCGGTAGGCACGTACTTCACCTGGGCGAGCTTGAAGGCTCGCAGGGCACGGCTGTCCAGCATGAGGGTCATGTCTTGCTTCAGCTTGCGCTGGATCGTGGAGCGAAGGTCGAAAACTGAGAGGTCTTCAGCAAAACGGGTCCACGGGACGGCTGCACCGAACTCGGAGACGGTCACCACCTTGCCGGTGACCGTGTGAGACTTCTCCGGGATGCGGTCATTCTCGGACAGGGAGTAGTCGGTGCTCTCCGTCATGTTGCTGATACGGGGGACCGTGATCGACTGGCCTCTGCCGGAGCCGAAGGGCATCGGGTCCACGAAACGCATGGCAACCGTGTCAGCGATAGCGGCGTAGAAAATCTTTTGGGAAACTTCAGAGGTCTTCAGTGCTCCGGTGGCGGGCATCGAAGCACCCCAGGTGAATGTCGCGGGCATGGGGTTTGCTTATCCTTGGCGAGTGTGGAGGCGCTTGCGGCGGTGTTCCTCAGAGAGGGCACGCAGCGCGTCACTGATGGTCTGTGGGGCCTCGCTGCCCTTCTTCGGGGCAGAGCGGGCCGGGGGAGGAGAGGTGGGCCGTTCGGTCTCCACCTGGCGGTCGGTGAGGGTCTTGCCTTCGGCCTGACGGGTGCCCAGGAAGGTCCGCGTGAAGCGGGCGATCTCCCGGTGGGCTGTACCCTGGTCCAGGTCCTTCAGGTCGTCCATGTGCTGCTGGACCACGTACCCTACAACGTCCTGGTGGTCGGAGAGGTCCTTGTTGTCAGAGTAAAATTTGCCCCACCACTTGGCCAGCGCGTCACGCTGAGCGTTGCGTTGTTCCATTTGCTGGAGAGCGTCCTCTACAGCCTTCTGAACCTGTTTAGAGACAGCTTTGGTGGGGGACTGGAAGAACTCCAGGTCATCATCCTGCGTGGCTCCTGGGGCCTGCTGGGGGGCTTGCTGGGGCTGTCTGCGCAGGGTTCCCAGCTCGGTGCCCATCTTGGAGATTTGACGCTGGTAGTCAGCTTCACGGGCGTGGATCGCATCCGCTACGGCTTCCGTGACCTCAAGGCTCTGGCCATTGAGACGGATTGTGACATAGCGGGGTTCTTGCGGGGTTTCATCAAACTGCTCGGCGGGGGCGTCCTCAAACTGTTCCTGGAAGGGGTTTTCGGAGGGCTGTTCCTGCGGCATGGGGGTCCTTTACTTCGTGTGCTTGAGGCGGGCGGCAAGGTCGAACGGCAGGAGACGGAGGGCAGCGATGGTGCCGATGCCCGTCAGGGCTGCGTGTTCGGTGAGCTGGCCGTTACGGTAGGAGACAACGAGGTCTGCAAGAGTCTTGGTAACCCGGTCTTCCACAAGCGACATAAGAAGCTCGGGGAAGGGGTTGCTGTCGGGCTGGGGAGCGGAGAAGGAGGGGGCCATTAGCGGTAGATCAGTGGAAGGGAGAGGATGGAGTCTTGCGCCTGCTTGTGTTCAGCGTTGCGCAGCTCGGTACGAAGCATGTGGAGGATGTGGAGGGTATCGTCGGTCGCTGTCTTGAGGAAGCTGACCATCTGCACCGGGTCAGTGATCGTGTCCACGGTCTCCGCGTACTGCTGGGTGTAGCGGTCGAGGGCGCTGTCGAGGTCGGTCACGTTCGTATGTGTATGCCGGAGGGACACAATTTCACCTCGTAGGAGATGCATTAGATAAATCCTGCCGTTGCAAGCAAGACGGAGGAATTGAACAGCCGATTCAAACGTAACTACACGGGCTTCATTGGCCCTATACCACTCTAAATAATCTAGAAGACATTGATCGAGGTCAGTGTACCGATTCCCCCAGCTTTTAGTTCCCAATGGTCGCATTATGCTTCTCCAGATACCTTATTGCAGCCCGTAGAATGTCAGGATTGTCATACCCATGACCAAGCAGAAAGTTGCAAGAGCTACACAGCAAACCTCTCGGTTTACCAGTCACATGACAATGATCGAGATAAGGACGGCTCTCAGCGCATGACGCCCCACAAACTGCACAAACGTAACCTTGCTCCTGCCAAAGCGTCTCGACCTGTTCAAGTGTTAGGCCATAACGGGTCCTATATCGTGTATCCAAGCGCCTACGAGCCCCATCTTTTGTCCGATAACTTTCTCGCTGGGACTTTAGTACACACTCTTTACACCAAGGGTGACACTTGTCATACGCCCTACTGTCCAAATGAAAAGCTGTTCGGTGCTTGTAAGCCATGCACTTCGCACACCTCTTCACTCGCATCTGCACTACTTAAGCAACCTCGTTGTAGAAGACATGGTGGCCAACCCGGTAGCAGGGGGTGTGGCCCTTGGCCCAGGAGGGGAGGATCGACGTAGTGTGGTAGTGGGTCGCCTCGTGGGTGGGGTCAGTCGAGAGCCCTGCCAGAACCTCCAGAGCCACCTGGACGCAGCGGACGAACACCTGATTAGAGAGGTCGAGGTCCAGAATCTTCTCGTAGTTCGGATCGGTGGGGGTCCAGCAGCCAAACTGGAAGGGCTGAAGGCACACGTCCTTGGGCCGCTGGGCGTGCTTCCTGGCACGGTTGAGGATAACATGGGCAACGGCGTATTGGCCGGCTACGGGCTCACCACGGGCCTCGCCGTAGATCGTCTGGGCAGTGACCCACAAATCGTTCCTGTTCATCTAAAACCCCTGGGGAGGCTGGTTCATCTGGGCGATGCTGGCCTGCGTCTGCTGGGTGGGGGAACCGGACTGCTGGGCGGCGTTGTTCTGCGCCTGGGCGGCTCCGCCTGCGGCCCCTCCCGTGCCCGTCTGGGCGAAGAGGGGAAGCTGGGCGATACGCTGGGCTAAACTGGCCTGCTCCTCTTCGGTGATCTTGAGGTCTTCGGGGTCCAGATTGATCGAACGGAGGAGGTGGTAAAAGAGTTTCTTGGGGCTCATCTCCGTCATGGCAACCTGGGTGAGCATCGGGGACTGAGCGGTGGCCCCCAGGACTGCCATAACCTTCTGAAACTCGCGGGTGCGGGCCAGCATGGAAGAGAGGCCGGAAACCTTAAAGCGGGCACCCTGAGCGTAAGTCTTGTACCGCTGGGCGGGGCTCATCTGGGCGAGGGCCTGGGCTGCTTCCGGACCGATGCAACCTGCTACATCATCTGCGTTCCAATCGTCAGCGTTCTGGAGCATCGTCAGCCAGCAGAGGCGAAGAATCTTGCAGAGACCGGCTTCCAGCTCGGCCACAATCGAGTCGAGGAACATGCCGGTGGACTGGTCGGCAGAGGCGGTTGCCGTGGCGGACACCTCCTTGCGGGGTGTCTCGCCCTTGGCGGTCGAAGACAGGAGGGTGGCCGCATTAAACTCCTGTCGAAGGAGGCCGTAGGTCTGTAGGGCTTCTGGAGGGACCACACCAGAGGGGGTGTTGAGAACCACGGGCTGACCATCCGGCTGCTCTTCCGCCACCAAGAAGGTGGCTCCCTGGGGGATGCCATCCGTGAAATCGTCCATGTTCTCGATACGGGATGGCTTGACCTGACGGTTGCCCCAGACGGAACCGATTGCCCCATCAATAATCAGGTTGAACAGTTCGTTCATCGCCAGGTTGAGGCGCACCGCGTAGTCAAACAGGGCCTTATGGAAGGTCGCAAAGGGTACCCGGAGAAGATAAACGGGGACAAAACAGCTCTCTTGATGCCAGTAGGGGTTGTCTTCGGGCTTGCGGAGGATGTAGCGGCGGTTGGCAACCACCGTGCGGCAATTGCGGCAGGCTACATGCCCGTCAGAATCCAAAATGGTACCCCAAAACTCCAAAATCTCGATCTGTTTACGGAAATCGGGGCGAGAGACCTGTGGTTGGTCGGTTTCGCGCTCTAACTCGCTCTCAACCTCGGGGTCGGAGAAGCTTTCCACGAGCTGTGCCACGGCCTCGGCGTCATAATCGCCCGCATCGGCCCCCTCGATCACCTTATAGAGGTCCTTGTAGGTGCGCTGTATCTCATAGAGGCCCCTGCCGGTGGGGTCCGGGAAGTAGTCCTGAGGGCGGATCAGCTCTACCAGGAGCCGCCAGACCCGGCCCTCTTCCATCACGAGGTCTTCGGAGACCACCATGGGGGTCTGGATAGGCTGGCGGGTCACGGGGTCAAGGACGGTACGCACCTCGGTGTTCTGCTTCACCGACAAGCGGCGGGTCGGGACCTTCGTCCCGTGCACCTTGACGATCATCGATGCTTCCAGGGCACCAATTTTGGTCCCATCACTGATAATCGTGGGGAAATCCAGGGCTCCTGGAGGAAGTTCCTCGGGGTTCTCCAGGCGGTGCCGCATAAGCTTGACAATACCGCTCTCCGTCAGCGGACCACCCGTGAGGGTCGGAGAGGGGGATAACTCAACCGAGAAGTAGTTGCCATAGCCCACCATACCCCGCTTGATGAAGGCGCCAAACTGCTCCAGGGCCATCGGGAGCATGGGGACGAACTCTTGGGACTGGCCGGGGACCTTGTTGGACAGGTCCTGGCGGCAGTGGGCGGCATCCTGGTTGATGCGGTTCTGGCGGTCCCTGGGCTCACGAGCATCCTCAGACTCTTCCAGGCACTGGGTCACGTACTGGATGACCGAGAGGCTATCATAGGGGGCCACAGCCACGTCATCGCCAGGCCCGCTACCCAGAGCAGGGTATTGCTCGTCTTCAGGAGCCCCGTAAGCGGTCAGGGCATCCTCAGTGCTATATATTTCAGCCATGCATGTCTTCTAAAGCGTGGAGGGGGGAACGGTAGGAAGGTTGACGGAGGCAGGGGCGAGCCGCTCGCGCACGCTCGCGGGCGGCATAGCAGGCTACGCAGAGGGGAAAATCACGGAACTCGGCTGGCATGTAATTGAAGCAGGCTTTACATTGGGGAAGCCCTGACTCTTCAGGCGGAGAAGCATGCTCCATAACGGGGCATCCTTATACTGCGATACTGTTTGGAGACCTGAACCTCACGCTTGACCCCGAGTGGCTCCGAGGTCACCGGCTGCTCATAGGTCACCCAGTAGCCGAAGGCATCTGAGGTGTGCGTGCGGCGAAAATAGGGGTCCTTGGAGTTGTAGGTCTTCTCGATGCCACCCTTGCGATCCCGCAGAACGCCCTCTAAATCGGCTATAAGCTCTTCGCAGGAGGGGTCGATCTCCACCCCGATCTCGCCGTTTTCGTCCTTCAGCGCTCGATTGACGGCGTTTATGCGGTCAGGTTGGGAGGGGTTCTTGGGTGGAAGTTTGACCTTGTAGGGGACCGGGTAAGAGCGCAGCTCGGCCCGGATGAGATCGTAGTAGCTCTGGGCGGTCTGGCCGCTGCGGTTGGTCCCGGTCTGGTCACCATAGATCCACAACTCGGCCCGGTGGCTGGGGTACTCCTGGCGGAACCACTTGGCCATGTCGGTAATGTTGCCCTCGTCCAGGATCAGCTCGCGGTAGATGCGGAAGACGCGACCGGCCCGCTGGCCCACGAGGCTGACCATCGGCTCAACGTTAAAATCCATGGTCCAGCAGAGGGGGCGGCGGGGCTCCAGGGGCGGGAGCGGGTGGACATGCAGGTTGTAGATGAATGCCCCGTAGGCCCGTGCCCCGGAGAGGCCAGGGAGCAGCTCGCCCAGGAGACGGATACGACGCTCCACGGACCCTTCCGGGTACTTCGCCTCAAGAAGAGCGATGTCCTCTTTGGGGAGGTGGGGGTTATCATAGATACTGGCCTGGAAGATACGAGCCGTGGAGAGTTTGCCATCTAGAACAGGCTTGGCAATACAGGTGTACACCCATGTAACGCCGCCAAGAATACCTTCAGGCGGAAGTAGAGTACAAGTCCCAAAAATGCGAAGGCGCTTGCCAGCACCAATACGGATCGTGCACTCTGAGTAAATCTCTTGTGGTGGTTCTTCATCGAAGTGGACCCAATCTCTCTCAACCCCTTGGAACTTCTTGCGGCCTGACTCGCATGACTTAAAGCCGATGATCGAGCCGTTCTTCAACTTGAGGATTTGGTCCCCGGCCCGCCACTCCTGGATTTCTCGGTCTGGGATGAAGGGAGCATGGGTGGAAGACCCTGGCACAAACCCGTTATCGAAGTATTTGGGCTGGATAACGTCGCGTGAGGCTGGAGTATCGAGGGAAACCACCCAGCCAGAGGTCGCTCGGTCCCAGGCAACAATACTGGGACCGATAGAGGGGTGCCGAGGGTCGATTCCGAAACGGGCCATTTTTGATCCACAAAAGGCTCCTGCATCGCTTTTGCCTGCCCGGTTGGCCCAGAGTGCCCAGTTCTCGAAACAGTCGTGACCCAGCACCGAGTCAATGAACTCTTGCTGCTTCTGGTGGGGCTGCCAGGTGTAGAGAGGGTCGGAAGCCCGCCGCTCTACTAATGCCTGGCGAAGAAGGTACTGTTCTTCAAGCTGGGATCGTGTGAGTTGCACACTTACACCTGGTAAAAAATTTTAGAGGTAATTCCCGTACTGGTTGATTTGGGGGAGGGGTTCCGATTCGTCGGCTGGCTCGTCTTCGACCTCGTCCAGGGCTTCCATCTGGTCCAGGTCTTGCTGCACGCTCCAGGCCAGACGGGTGGCGAGGCCCAGGCAAGTCACCCGGTCGCCCCACCATACATCCACGCGCTGTCCCTCCGGGGAGACAATCGCCGCCACCCCGTGGGTTGCACGGCTATGCAGCTCCTGAAGAAGGGTATCCGTTGGACAGTTACTTAGCTCCATTAGCGTCATGGTCCTTGCTCAGAATGTTGCCCACGCTATCAGCACCTTTCAGGGCAATACCAACCGCCAGGAGCGCAGCACCCCAGGGTGTGGCAGCAAACACACTCCCCACGGAGGCCAAGATCGTGCCAGCGAGACCAACATAGCCGCTCAACGTCGTCTTCGGGTTTTCCATTGCGTACCTTTCTCAGCGGCCACGCCGCATGAAGATGGGAAGGGGATAGGTATTGTTTGAGGGGAGGACGCCCGTGAACTCATATGCTCCGGGGTCATAAACCAAGTTATGGGGGCGGATCGTCCCTGCGTAGTCATCGGGCACATCGGTTACAAGGGCCGTCCCCTGGTCAATCACCAACACAGCCGTGGGATCAAGGCGAAAGTTGTTGCCTGCGGCGTTCACAAAAATTGCTTCAGTCGTGAAATTGGTCGTCTGCGTCGTGTTTGTACCGCTGTTGGTAATATTCTGGCCAGCGTTGCTATTGGCAATGTTATTTGTCAGGGCAGCGTTGCTCACGCCGCTGTTGATGTGGATACCGTCGACCGTGCTGCCGTAGACCGTGTTATTGTAGATTTTCGGAGCGGAGAGCCCAGAAATACCCAGAATACCCCCGTAGTTGCCATATACGAGGTTATTCTTCAGCAGGAAGCCCGTTGCTCCGGTGCCACCGACAACCAGCGCATACTGGCTCTCCGTGGTCCCTACGCCGTGGATCGACGTGCGGGCCACGATCACATTCGTAATCGTTCCCGTGGGCATGTCGGAACCGTCTGCTTTGACCCCAGACCCCACGCCACTATAAATCTCACTCTGCTGCACGAGAATATCGCTACTCGTGCCAACCACATGGATTCCGTCCTCATGCGTCCAGTCGTGCACCCGTGTATTGAGGATCGTTACATCACTGGAACCATTAATATAGGCGGGCTCGTAGTACGAGTTCTTCATCTCACCATTCTGGAACTTGATATGACTCACGCCCTCTGCCACAAGGGCGTTACTGTTCGTCACGCTCTGTGCATCAAGAATCAAGCCATCAAAAAGCACATACTGATCTTTGGTCGGATTACGGAGATAGAAAACCGCAGAAGAACCAGGAGGAAGCTGAAGAGTAACCGTCTCTCCGTTATAGGCAGCAATCGTCATGGGGTTATTCCAGGCTGTCCCGCCCCCGATTGGCGTTACTGCGCTGTCAAAAGCCAGCGTATACGTACCCGCACGGAAATACAAGGTTGACCCAGCGAACGTCATACAGGCCAAACCACCAGCCGCTGTCTGCCGTGGACTCGCTATCGTCACTGTATCGCAGGGCTGGCTGTCACTCCCGGACGGGGAGACATAAAAGGTCCCAGGGCCTGTGGCACAGCCCCCACACCCTGTCGTGACCTCATAGGCCCCACTGTCATAACTTGTGCCTTGTGGACGCGGGTTCCCATCATAATCATCGGTCACAACACCCAGCGTCACACCCCGGTCGATTGCGTTACTACCACTATTCAAGTGAAACACGGCATCAGAAAAGGACGGGTTACCAACAACTGCACATTTCCCTGGATCACTCGTACCGCACACGTTCCCGGCGTACACCGTCCCAGTGCCAGAATCGCCAATCTGCGTCCCACTGTTGTTGTAGATAATATTGTTCTTGATCTGCGTGTTCGTCGGGCAAGGCTGAATCTCGATACCCCACCCCGTATTTCCCGTGATCGTATTGTTGTAAATCTGTGTGTTATCGGGGCAGCCATTCGTCAGTGGGGTAATACCACCACCGTTGTTGTTATAGATCAAGTTATTGGCGATCAAAATGTTGTTACCAGGCCCGCCTGTGATCCCGCCTGCCGTCGAACCCGTCCCATTATCATGAATAGTGTTCCGGTACACCTGGTCATTGTCAGAGTTATTGGGTAAGTCCGAGGTATAAATCTGGATTCCATAGCCGGTGTTATGGTCAATCTCCGAGTCGTGAATTAACATGCTCTGCCCGTTGGTATAAAACCCGTGGTCGAAGAACCCGGACCCGTTGTGGTGCACATGCATGTTGGAAAACTCAAGGTGGGCACAACTGCCGGTGCTGCTCACGCTTGCGGGGTGAATCGCAATACCCGTCAGTGCGGCATTCTTGACCTCCATATTCTGGAACCGAAGGTCATGAACCGTTGTCCCGCCGCAAAAGACCGCTTCGGAACTGCCTCCTGACGCATCCACGTTTAGCCCGTCAAAGACAATGAACTGTACCGTGTCAGACGAGGTATTGAGGTCAATAGCCGGGTGAGCCAGTAACCACACGGTCTCCCCCGAGGCAGCTTTAATCGTAATCGGGTTGCTCCACGAACTCCCCTCGGGGAACGGGCTGATGCTGGCAGTCTTGATCGCCTGAGAGTAGTTGCCGCCCCGCACAATCAGCGTGTCACCAGCCGAGAGGCAGGGTATTGCGCTATTGAAGGTAGTCTTCGGGGTCGAGATATTCTGGGCCGTTGCGCAGCTATTGGCATCACTGCCGGTGGTTGACATATAGTAGGTGGCTGCCCAGACAGGAACCGCCCAGAGAAGGCAGGCCAGGAGCAGGCCCGCAGGAAGAAGGCGCACGGCTCACCCCTTGACCTTCTTCAAGTGCTCCTGTTGCCACAAATACGACATCCTTTTGTGTAGCCACTCATGATAAGCAACAGAACACACAAGAAGATTATCATTGGCATTATTCGTCTTATCCCCATCTATATGGTGGACAACCTCATGCCGCTCTAATTTCCACCCTAAAACCCTTTCAACCTTTCGACGATGGTTCCCAGGATCACGATAAGAGCGATACCCATCAGAACGGAGCTTCTGAAATGCCCAACGACGCTTCAGCTCAACACCAAACCTGGACGCATAGGTATACACAGAAGGCTTAGACCGACCCAGTAACTCACACAGGTCTTTAACACTCACTACTTGTGCTACGGCTGCCTCAAACTGCTCTTTTGTGATCTGTCTCACCCGCGCACCTTTCGGAGCTTCGGGTTGGCCTTCTTCGCTTTGGCAGACGCATTGCGGGACGAAGAGGCTACGATTGCCGCAGCCGCCTCGCTGCTCAGGCCCTCTTTCTTTGCAACCTTCGCAGCCACTTTCTTGAACCCAGGATGGGCTTTCTTCATGGTGGGAAACCTTGGATAGGAGATATTTTTGTGTGGTAGGCCGCTACAGGGGCTACATCGAGCGTACGTCGGCAAGTGCGCATGTAAATGCCGAGGTCCCCCCGTAGCAGAGCGGTGCATGCGGGTTTCGATCCCGCTACCTCCTGGTTGACAACCAGGCGCTCTCCCGAGTGAGCTAATGCACCGAGGTACTCTCACAGGGGCTTGAACCCTGATTACGAGCCTGAGAAACTCGCGTCTTACCGCTTAGACGATGAGAGCCCAGTAGCGGTGGTGAGAGTCGAACTCACGTCTTGCAGCTTGAAAGGCTGCCATCCTAACCACTAGACGACACCGCCAAAACCTTGGGTAGGGTATTCAACTGGCGGGAGGGAGCATAGCCGGAGCTTCAGCTTCCAGCCGGACCCAGGCCGGGGGCCGGTCGGGCTCTCAGGTCGATTCGATCCATAGTTGAGACAGTGGGAGGTGAAATGCGGTACGCTACTCAGTTAACTCGTGAGATTCCAATGACTTAGTAGATGTGTCATTTGATAAGATGTCAAAGGAAGACTCTGATTGTCGGATTGCTGCGAGAAGCTCTGCATCAGATAAGCCGCTGATCTTCTGCGTCAACGTGCCTTCCAACTCAAGCTTCTCGTTGTAGCCACCAAGGCGCGCTACTAAAGCAAGCAATTGGCCCCAACGATCAGGGTGCTTCTCTGCCAGCTCGACAATGGCCCCGTCCGAAGGCGCACAACTCAGAATGCGCACAACTTGGTCTCGGAAAGGCGAACGCGAGAGAACTGCTATCCTGTCGGCAATATCTGAAGCGGGAATTTGTGGAGCACCCAAGGGACACCTAAAGAAAGGATTAGACGAAATGTTGAGCCAAGAGGGGATTGCGGGAGAGTATCCAACGGTCAATCAGTTCAGTACTTGTTACCCATGCACCGTTGGGCATCTTAGCAGCAGGGAAGGCATGCTTCCGTACCCACGACCGTAACGTAGTGTCGCTACAGCCCATGTAGGCACATATCTTTGGCATCCCGTACAGGAGACTGCGATCATGCTCTAAAAGCTTCTGTGCGGGCTCCGGAAGCGTCTTAAGCTGCCCTTTGAGCCGGGGCATGCGGTCACCTACCCGTGATTGAGTTAGTGTACTCCCTACACTATAATAGTCGGATGAGAGGGCAAAAAATCACATGCAAAAATAAATATTTTTTTAGGTGTGATTTTTTGGCATCTCAAACGACTATTATAGTGAAACGAAAACAAGAGGGGAGTTTACTGCTCGGTTCCACCAGCAAGGGGGCTAGGCAAGTCTGTCCTACCACACCAACGCCAGGCTGCCTAGGTCACTCTGCCCTCCCCTCTCAGGTGTTTACCCGACTAGCCAACACTCCACAACCCTAGGTACAATAGCAGCCCGCTCGGCAGATAGCCGACAGCGGGCTTTTTTATTGCCCAAAGGGATCAGTCAGTTAAAAGGGAATAGACCATGCAGGGTGCAGAGTTACGACAGTTACGGGAAGCCTGGGGCATGACGCAACAACAGTTTGCTCGGCTCTTAGGCTACTCAGCGCATACGATTAGTGATATTGAGCGTGGAAAAAAGACGGTCACTAAGATGTTAGAAAAGCACGTCTTAGCGGTAAAATTGCTCCGGGAGATTCAAAAACTTGCGGAACCTCCTTGACACGGCTAAAAGCGCAGTGTACGATTAGAACACATTCGGTAAGCGCAGCACACGGGCTGCACGAGACACGGTACACAGGAGGGGATACATGGGAACAGACGAACTGTTTTTCTTGCTTGATGCACAACGGGTAGCAAACATGGGCGTTGAGTTTGCTCAACAATGGGCAGACTGTCTCAGTGATACACGTTGGCTAAAGGACGAGTACATTAACCAATCTGATGAGATTGAGAGGTTGTGGAATCAAGCTGATTAGCCACAAGGGGCACACATGGTCTGGTGTGAGGTTCGTGCGGAGTGAATCGCCATAGGGCATAGTGTACAGCACGCGCTGTCTGAGGTTGGTTCTAGCAAAAGGTTACGCATGCATTGGTTTTGTACGTGGTCACGCGCGGCATGACTTACTGGCGCATGGGTACGCGCACCATGATGCATCCATTCCGGGGAAACACACGTTAATTTTGATACTGGCAAAAAATATTTTTGGAAGGGCAGGGGGGACCGATAGCAGATTTTATATAGAAATAAGGTACAACAACGTGGACTTTCCGACTATACGCGAAATGCGGTACCAACTAGGGTGGACACAAGAACGTATGGCTTTTGAATTAGACTTATCACCGGGCCACTACGGCGCATTAGAGAGGGGCCGACATCCATTTACTGAGCGAACCATCCATCGTGCCAGGCTGTTGTACCTGGTGCATACCTTGTGTAACGAAATAGCCGCGAGACAGGAGGAATGGGATCAGCGAAATTCGTAGGTTTGCTGCGTTTTTGGTGGAGTTGTCGAGGAGGTATGTAGTAGGTATACTCTGGAGACATTAGCTGGCTGCAACCAACTAATGTCTTTCCAGAGTCAACCCTGAGAACAGAGAGCACCAACGGCCAAGTCAACGCCCTCTTTGCGTAAGTCTACCTGACACGCAGGAGAGGCGTCAAGAGGTAGACTATGTCCACGCACACGATTTTTCCTGTAAGTCAACGTCCTACACGTTTTGATGCCGCGTATGACCTGCACCGCGCCTTAGCACGTATCGCCCACAGCCGGAACCTTCAGTACACCGTACAGCCACAGAGCCCAGAGAACCTACCAGAACTCCTGGCTGCCTCTACGTCTCGTTTGGTTGTTCTGGGCGAATACAGCGATCAGACCATCTATGGTCTGCCGTCCGATAACCACCTACAACGTGCCTGGCACGACACTCTCCACCTTGAGCTACTGGCCGACACCTCTGCACACGGCGAGTACCGCGTAGCCCGCGCACAATGCAATGAACTGGAGTGTGTAGCAGGCACAACCCTTGCCAACCTACTCTGGGCAGACTTGTACGGCCAGACACTCCACTACGGCATGTATGGCTGCTTCCCCACGGATCAAGCTAGTTTCGTGTGGGACTTTCTCACAACCAACCACGTTAATCGGTTTTGAGGGGAGAGGCAGCTATGCATAAGTACGAAATCTGTTTCTCTACTCCTACTCCAGAACCATTGGCCAAGCTTCAACTTGTTGCTGACAAGTATCTTGATGCTTATGGGCTCTTCCAAGGCTTGGGCGCATGGCGTGGTCTTGCAGAACGTGCCTACATGGTGTCGGTTGTGCTTCCACAAGCAGACGAGTGGAAAGCGTATGACCTAGCCAAGGAATACAAGCGCATTTATGACCAAGAAGCGGTCTTGGTTACCTCTTATCCTGTCAACGCTGTTTTGGTGTAGGAGGAACCATGTACGCTGACCATTGCCCACTAATTGCTGATTTCGCACTGCAAAAGCCCGAAAACCTCTTTAAGGTCGGTCTGTTCGTGCAGTGCACCATTAACCAGCATTTTGAATTTGTGCCAGGGATCATTGAAGACTTTGAGAGTTTTGGCTTTCAAACAAAGCGCTTAATGCGCTGGCAAAAGCACTCTATCAAGGTCTTACTGGACGAGCAAGAACGTTTGCACATGGCGCTACTGAGATGGCGCAAAGCAGGCCGTAGCGGGCCACACAAGGCCATACGCACGCTGGTAGAGCTGCCAGGGTACGGCATCGCCAAGGCGGCGTTCTTTGCTCAACTCCTTCTGCCCTATACGCACGTAGGCTGCTTGGACAGACACAACCTACGTTTGGCTGGCTTGGCTGAACGTGCCTTTGGCCATACGCCTACGTCCGTGGAAGGGCTGACGCGCAAGATTAACACGTATCTTGGTATCTGTAAAGAGCTAGGCGGTTCCAAGGTGCTCTGGGATACCTGGTGCAATCACTTGGCCCAGATACGCCCCTACGTTTTTGCATCGGGGGAGGTCGTAAGTAGACTGCACGTTGAGTGCATTATGCGGTAACACACGACGCCCTCCTGTCGTCTGGGCAGGAGGGCAGGAGGATATATGCTTGACCTAACCATGCCTCAAGAGTACCACCGAATGACTAGCGACCTGGTAGCACTGAC